AGCCATTCGCTTTTAATATTTCTTCTTCGGGATAATATTCTAAAATTACTTCTAATAAATTCATAATGTTTGCATTAATAAGTTATAGTATTCTCGACATAGTTCGACACGTTCTTTAATTTGCTCGATTACTTGTTCGTCTTTTTGTACGAACCAATACTTTACACGGCGATTCTTAGGAATGTGGCTAAACTTATGCTTTGTTTCGATTTCTTCGCGTAGTTCTTGCGATTCATCTATAAGATGTAATTTCCAATGAGCTCTACGAATTTCGTCTTCTACCATTTCACCTGGTGTATCAATAAGACAATAAGCCAAGATAGATTCATTTTTACCCGTTAACCACATATAACCCTGCAACTGATAATAGTAATCTTTGTTAGGTAATTCCGTTTCAAACCACGGGAATGTTGAAGCATCCCAAGAACTTTTAACATCTATTAAAACTTCGTCCGTGTTTACGTCGGGAGTTCCTGTTAACCAATCGTTTGTAAAATGTTCGTCGTTCTTGTAAATAAACTTAAAATTCAAAACATCGTTAACCAGCGCTATCGATTCTTCTTCAACTTCGTTTCCTTTATCCGTGTAACGCGAACTAAATTCTTTGCGGATTCCGTACTTTTCTTTTAATACTATTTCTTCTACGTAGGACTTAGCCGTTTGCGATAGGACTTCCCCCGACTTACGGGGGTTAGTCATTATCTTACCAATTTGAGAACATCGGACTTTCATACGTTTTCAAGTAATTTAGTTTGACCTTCAGTTAATTCGAACTTTTCGATTAGTTCTTCCTTGGTATATTTTCCTTCGGCGATCATTTCTAAAGCCTTACCAAGTCGTTTGTTATCTATAGTAGGTTTTTTCTTTATCTGTTCGCCCGAAGCATCCGTATCTTTATCAGTAACTAATCCAAGCGCAGAACTTAAAGCGTATCGACGAAAGTAAGTAACACCGCTACCGAAACTTTGATAGTCGTTCATACCTTTTAATTCTACTTGCGGAATGGCTACCTTTGATTCTAACGTTTCGCCACTTTCAACGTGAAAAATAACCGTTGCAATATAATCTATTCCTTCTTTAGTGTCGAGTAACTGAGTGAATCCTAATCCGTGTTTTTTTAGTAACGGATTAACTACTTCAAAAATCTTCGGTAAATCTGCGTAACTATACCCGTAGCCTTGCGTACCTTTGTGAATTACTGGTACTTCTTGTTGGAAGGCTGCCAACGACTTAAATAAATGTTTCATAACGTTTTTTGTTTTTAATTACATACAAATATAATGATTTTTATATTACAAAATAAAGTTTAGGTAAATTTTTTTAGATTTTTTTTCCTTCTTCGATATTTATCAGCGTGTACGTCTTTTCGATAGGCGCTATATTTTCGAAGTCCGTTGTTTGTGGCATACGGTTATCGGTTATCCAATTTGGTTTTATGTTACGTAAATCGAACGCAAAGATTCCATTGGGAGTTGAATTTATGTAAATCGGTTTTTCGTCTTGTTCTACGTAGCGTTGTATCATATCAACGTACTTTATCTTTTCTAAAATTAAGTTTGCGTAATGTCTTCTTCTGCATTTAAGTTCAATCCGTGTTTTTGTGCTTGGGGAATAACAATCCCACTTTGAAAATTGGTTTGTGCTTCGTTCTAAGTCTGGAAAATAGTTTTCCTTTAGGTAATTAAATAATACTGATTCGTTCATAACGTTTTTATTTTGTTTTTATAGGTTTCTATTATTTCTTTGAGTTCGTCTCGTGTGTATTTTCTTGTTTCGTGTGCTTTAGCGTGGAGTTCTATTAATTTATCCGCGCCTATTCTTTGTTGGATTCCGATTTGATAATTCAATAAGTTTCCGTGTTTATGTTGATTGCAAGTTACACACTGCCCGTGTACGTTGTCTTCGTCAAACGTTACGGCTTTATGTCCACCACTACTAAAATAATGTCCTGCGTCGTATTTACTTCCTAATGGCTTATCGCAACTTACACAAGGTTTATCCTTGTCCCGTAACCTAATATATTTATTAAACACAACTTGGGCAAGTTTAGTAAGTTCTTGAACTGTTTGGAGTTCGTCTTTTAATACCTTTTTCTTCTTCTTCCATTGTTTTTCCTTTTCAAGTTCTACCCAAACACGGACACAATCAGTATCAAAGCAAAATTTTTGATTAAATCGAACGGGAGTAAATTCGGTTTTACAGTTCTTGCACTTCATTACTCGTAATTTATGGCTTTATTTATGGCTTCTAAACGCTTGTTTTCCGTGTTTAAGTCCAAGTTAACTAATTCTAATCTATACGCGTTTTGGCGCAACGCTCGGTATTCTTGTTCGAGTTGATTCCAATATATTTTACATTCGTTTATATGCTCTAACGTTTCTTCCATTGAATCTATTAAGTCCTTTCGGTTAGGGTTCTTTTCTTTTATTTCGTTCAAACTTCCTTGAATCTTTAAGTAGGTATGCGAAAGTAAAACTTGCGCTCGTAGTGTTGTAAAATCGTCCATTATTTTGATTTAGCGTATTTTTTAATTAATGTATTTCCGTGTTGTTCTTGCTCAAAGTAAACTAATTTTTCTTTATCGAAAAAGATTTCGTGTTTACCTATCTTACCATTTGAACGTGGTTTAATCTTGTTAAAATATAATTCCGCTTTATAATAAGTCGGATCGTCTCGGTGTACCGTTATCATACACTTTCCCGAATTAAACCATTCCGAACCGCCTTTTAAATCGTATGGACCAGGTGCATTACGTTTTCCGTTTTCCTTTTCAGTTAATTTTGGGTGAATAATCGTATGCAAATGTAAGTCGTTATCTTCGGCTATTTGGTTTCTATAAGGAAGAACGAACTCTAAGTATTGAGCGTAACCACCGTGGTCATTATAAGGGTGGTTTAAGTCCTTCCAAGAATCTATCGAAGCCGTTTCAAGTCCTTCTTCTTTTTTTAGTTGAACTGCGTAATCCCAAAATTCGATAGGTGTCATTTTAGCTTTAATATCGCTTCGCGTTAGTACCTTAAAATGGTGCGTAATCCAATCAATAGCTTGTAAAATTTCATCGTCCGTAATTACATTGTAACTACTAGGATTAAAACTTTTACCTGTTTTCTTGTTAATTAAATCCGCGATAATTTCAACGTTCGAACCAACGTCGGGAAAATAAACTAAATGTTTCCAACCATAAAAACGGCTTGTGTTCATTAAGCATTCCATAAGAACTTGTGTTTTACCAGACATCGGAAAACCAGTCCAATCCGTACAATTACCCAAACTCATCGAATAATACTCGTCCATTCCTTCGAATCCAAGATATTTACCTTTTTCGTGGTAATTGTTTCTATATCTAAAAAGATCGTCAATTACTTCGTGTGCTTTTGTTACTTTAAATCCTTTCATTGCCAAGCAAATTTAAACGGTTCTTCTTTTGGTTTAGGGTTATTTTTATCCAACCATTTTTTAGCAGTCAAATATAAACTTTTATAGGATTTGTTTTTAGCGTAGTTTTCGATTTGGTCTAACGTGTCATTTATTTGTTCTTCGGAGTATTGTTCTTTTAACTTTTCGAATTCGTCTTGAGTTATAGATAGATGCGCAAAGCGTCTATATATATTTACTTTATCTTTTACTTTAACATTATCTTTATCAGCTATTTTTGTTATAGCTTGTATGCGTTTGCTATCGTTTGCTTCCGTTTGCCATCTTTTGTTTGCCCCAGCTTTTCCCGCTTCGCTTCGCTTTACTTTAGTACCTTCGAACTTAACAAGGTCTCGTTTAAGTTGTTGTTTAATAGGCTCAAAAGCGATTTCGGTAAGTAGGTCTTCCGCTATTGGGTTTTCGTCGTTTACGTAACTAAGAATGTGTTTGAACAATTTACCCGCTTGTTCGTCGGTTAGCTTTTCTATCGTGAATCGCATATCGCAATACAAGATAAATCCTTTTTTGTCTTTAGCCATTTGTCTAAATTTAAGTCATAAAAAAACCCCTGCAAATCCGTCGGCTCTCACTTCGACTTCATTACAAGGGTTGATAACTTCTTTAAGGTTCTATAATGTGAGAGTCGAACCGTTTGCAAATATAACTATTTAATTCATATTTTGTTCTTCGTAATTAAAATTTATTTTGTATTCCCCGCGTCTTATTCGTTCTTGAATATGTTCTAAATCTTTAAGTCCACCAGCATTTTTAATATCTATGTATAAATCATTAATCGATCTCGTAATTTTAAAATTATTCATTTGAGCTCGCAGGTGTTCAGTGTCGTTGAAGAAGTGTCTATCGTTTATTGATTCCCACAAATTAGCGTTATTAAAAGCGTGTATACAAGTCGCGTGATTTAGTCCTAACATTTCTCCTATTTCTAAATAGCTGAATCCGTAGTGTCTCATCAATTTAATTAGGTAACCTCTTTGGTTAACGTACTTTCGTTTTCTGCTTCGTTTGCGTAAGTCGTTGTCTTCAATTAGAGTGGTAAATTTATTTTTTAATTGCATTGATTTTAATTATTAAAGGTTTCCAAATGTCAAGTACTAAAATAGCGTGATTAGTGTCGTAGGCTTGTACTATTGTCGTGGTTCGTTTGCGTTTTGATTTCGGAGTTTCCTGCATCCAGTGAGTTATAGCGTATTTGTTCATTTTTTATTTTTATAATGTTACAATAATGGTTAAAATCAAAGTGTCCGTTTTTATGTATGGCACCCCCGCCACTTACCCACCAACGAACCTGATCAAGTAAATCAATATTCCCTTCGTAAATCTTTTCCGTTTTCATAAGCGTTTTGTAATTTTTGGTTATAGTTTTCTTGAGTAATTTCTATATGTAAATCCGAGTTGTATAAATCGTTATAGATTTCACTTGCGATTAGTTGTAAATCAGAATCATTAAGCAAGTGTTCTAATTCGATTTCTAAATCGTTTCTAAATGCGATTGCCGTGCAAATTGTTACGATTAAATCGTTGTCTTCGTCTACGGATAATTCGAAGGTACATTCTCCTTCAAAAGTTTCTGCGTAAAAATACGCTAACGGGTAATGAGTTTCTACATTCATAAGATAATAAAATAAGCGATTAATAAAAGTGAAATAAAAAGCGTTCCAAATACTAACAGGAAATCGCGTATCGCGATAAGCAATAATTTTCCTTCGTTGTCTAATTGGTTGTAAAAATTTTTAAATCGTTTCATTTTGTAAGTTTAAGCGGTTAATTAATTCGTCAATAGTATTCCATTCTTTGAAGGCGCTTTGAGTCGCTTCGTCTAGAGCTCCGAATGCGTTTCTGCTTTCTTCGTAAATAAATCTTAACTCCTTTTCGTAAGTTAAAATCTTGTCTAAAATTTCTTGTTTTTCCATAGCGTTTTGTTTTTGTTCGTGAATAATCATACGCAAATATAAATACTAAGTTTCAATCCACAAAACTTTTTAACAAATTTTTTTTGCTTTTTAACATTTAGGTAGATAAAAAAGGGGGTTTTATCCCCCCTGTAATACGTTTGAGTAGTAAGCCTTAACACCGTCTATAAATTGGTAATGCTCAATCGTGTTGTAATCTTCTTGTATATCAACCCACACGCTTTGTTGTGATTGCCAACCTTCCGAGTTTACCCCTTTAACGTTGTGTTTCTTGCTTAACTTTGTTGCTAATTTAATAGCTGCGTTTTTCGTTTTTGTTTCGTGGTATTGGATGACATCGCGTCCACCTTCAATACTCACTACTTCAACTTTGTAAGTAATCATAGCGTTTTGTTTTTAATAAATGAAAGAACTAATTATATACAAATATAAACATTAATTAATTACATACCAAACTTTTTAACATTTTTTAACATTTTTTAACAAATTTATAATGATTCTAAATAAGAATTTAAGGATATAAACTGAAATAATCACCGCAAAAATCAGGCTATAAACTAAAAAAGGGGTATTGCTACCCCCTAATTAAAAACGCTATGGTCAAATTTACAACGGAAACTTGAAACTATCGATATTCTTTACTATTAACTTATCAACTTCTTTGCATTCGATTTTAAGAATTCTACCTCCAAGTGGTTTAGGTGGCGCGCCACGTTCAACGTGCCAACCGTATGCACCTTCGCCGTATTCTTCTTTGTACGTTCCTGTTAACATTAAGTGTAGTTGCTTTTGTTTAATGGAGTAACCCGTTTTTGAATTATGCTTAATGGTTTCCCTTACATCGTTACGCGAACTATTTTCGTGAATGTGTCCCATTGTAAACACGTCAAAATCTTCGTACATCTCAAGCGCTCGCGTAAGGTTTAACGCGCCCTTGGTAACTACTCCACCACCACCACTTCCGTGGTAGTATTTAACTTTAGTTGTTATTTGAGCGTTGCTATGGAATGTTTGACGAATAATTACCCAACCGCCGTAACCGCCCGTTTGAACGCTTGAGCCGCATTTGTAGTTTAGTAGGTCTACAAACCTTTGGAGTAAATCCGTTTCTTGGTATTTAATTATTCCCGTTTCGTGATTTCCATATCCTATTACCTTAATAATATCTGCGTAAGGCTTAAACCATTCCGAAGCCGTTTCAACGATCGAATCTAAATAACGCGCGTTGTTGTGTTCTTGTCTAATGTCCGATTTATTGCGGCGATTATCCCCGCGTCCCTGCATAAGGCAAAAGAAATCCCCATTTATAATTACAGGAATGTTATTCACTAAACAAAAATCTAAATGTTTAGCAAGTAATTGTCTATCACATTTAGGGTTATCCCAGTGTAAATCCGATAACATAGCTACGTGAACTTGTTTGCCGTCAAGTTGCAGTTCGTGGACGTTACGTCCGTGTTTAATTAAATTCATATATTTAAATTTGCCCGAAATATCGGAAGAAAAGTCGAACTCGTGAAATAAATGTACTATTCAAGATGAATCTAAGAAGGAATCCAACTACAAAAGCAACTAAAACTACCCACCAATTAGTCCTATATTTTACTATTTGAGTATCCTTTGCGGTTTTCCATTTCGTTTCGCCTTGTATTTTTAACGTTTTAACACGCTCTTTATATTCTATTCTAGTTTGAAAACGTGTTTTAGGCACGTAAACGTTCTTAAAATTTACGATTGTGTCTTTGGTAGTTATAAACTTTTCCCAAATTATCGTGTCGTTTTTAATTACAGGAAACGAATCCAAA